GTCTAATATCTGCTGTGCTGAATATTTGTAACTTCCATCTGGATTCTTTTCTGCGGCCATGTCATTAATGGCCAACATGTGACAGCGCCACATGGCTACAGTAGTTAAAAATCCTGCTAGGTTGATCAACGGACCAGCCCAACCAATCATCTTAGCAACGCGAGCTTCTTCTTGACCTATCAAGAACTGACGATTGCTTAACCACTTGGATAAAAAGTTTTCTGTTCCGTCACTAATATGTACAGTAGCCGTGGCTCCTGCTTTATTGGTCTTGCTCCAATGTGCTAGGAATTGTGTAATTTGATCAGGCGTTAAATTCCTAATAGCATCAGGATTTACCTTAGGGCTTTCTGTAATAATATCTAGAACTTTCATATCTTATATTTATCGACTGTTAAGATGAACTACGTTCATCTGTTCTTCGCTTATCAGCTCGAACTTTTAAGGAGTAGTTAATAACTAAAACGCGAAGCGTTAAGCTTCATGTAGATTGTTTCAGTCAGACGGAACCGTTTTGCTGGGTTCCGTTTTTTTGTCTTTTTCATGTGAGTTGCACTCAGCCGAGACATATAGAAGTAGGTGTTTTTACCGTTAAGCTGATGGGCTCTGACCTTTCCCCACCTACGTCGACTCGCTAAAATTAGCGTCTTAAACCTCGTTCCTAGTGTTTAAGTTTTCTCAGCACGGTTTTTCGTATGCTAACAATTCATACTATATCAATGCGTTGGGCATATGGTTCGAACCCTCAGACTCGCTTCCGATTTTTCAGGATAGTGGATTATCTCCACGGGAGTGCATCAATATGTTACGTGTCCGGTTATTCCCCGGTTTTTCCACAGCGGTATTACAATCTGGCCCGCCAACCTTAGGTGTTAGGTGATATTAAGTTTTTAGGTATCCAAGTAACGAATTTACCGTTACAAGTGGTACAAACTACCTTGCCTGCATGTGGGCCTGTGGGAATGAATATGGGTTCTAATTGGTGATCTATGTGCGTGCCTAGAGCTTTTTTTAGCTTACTTTCTCGTATCTTTTTATTTGCCTGCTCTATGTGCCATGCCCGATCAAACCCTTCTTTAGGATTAGTCCAGTAGGGATCGCTTAAAAATGCTGTGTCGCTTTTGTTAGTTTTAGAATAATTAAGTTTTGTCATGTCGTAGTAGTGCTTGTCTAAGTAAATTTGACCCGCCTACACGTAGATTAATGATGCCATTATAGTAGTCATCGGACTCTAATACCCTGCGGTCAAACTGTTCTCTTGCCTCAATATAGCTCATTTCTGCCTTGCTAATACAGTAATAAAGTATTTCTCTTGTGAAGTTTTCAGTGCCTAGTGCCTTGATATCCGCAGATAAATTAGGGCTAGAACCCCAATATTCACGCCAGTCCGAGTCGACTAGTGTGCGGATTTTCTTCTTTTTCTTATTGCCGTTCTTTAACTTTACAGTTTTGTAGGTCGTTTTTGAGAATTTTGCTAGTTTTTTGCCTATATATTTGCGCTGATTAGTTAGATTTGTAATGATATACACAAAGCCTAAACAATCTTCGGGTAAGGTTTCTACTAATTGTTGTTGATAAGTCCACGACATCAACTAGTTAGTCTACTTGTTACCGTCCGAGCCTTTCTTCTGAGCCTTAGTTTGGTCCAAGTGTACACGATACTGCTGTACACGAGCCCTGCGTTCGCGAGCAATGATACGTATTTGCGCTAGCCAATAGCGTACTTCTTCCCCTGCGATACGTGTGCCTTTATTAATCCACTTTTGATTTGCCTTAAAATATGCCTGAAATGCCCGCATGAGTTCATCGTGAGTTTCCTCATCTTGATAAGGGCTGGGATCAACGTGTTTACTCATTGATTTCCAAGTCGTTAGCATAACTTGTATAGCCGTTTTCTTTCACGACCTTCAACACGTTATTAACACGACCAATTAGTTCGTCCTTGTGTGAAATTAAGAATATGTTCTTCTTACGTTCACGTGCCATCTTCTTCAGCACACTGAGTGCGCCTTCAACACCCGCGGCATCTAGGCCGTTGTCAATTAACTCGTCAACAAATAACAAGTTAATACTTTGATACAGTGATTCCCACACGTCGCGGAAGGCCCATGACAATGATAGGATTAAACGATTGCGCTCACCACGCGACAAATTGTCAAAGTCCAAGTCTTGTCCTAGCTGTGTGATAATAACACTCAAGTCGTTTTGGAATAAAACTGTGTGCGGTAAGCCCATCTTGTCAAGATAATAAGTTAAGCGATTGTTCAAGTAAGCTAGGTTTTGATCAATGATTTTCTTACGGATAAACGAGTCTTTTGACGTTAATAGCTTGAGCAAGAACTCCTGATGATCCTTGAGAGTAGTCAAGTCGTTAACTGCTTCCCAGTTAATTTCCTGTAGAGCTGTGTTGCGCAGTTCGTCAATTTGCTCTTGATAAGGATCAGTTTCGCCGGCTTTAATAGTCAGCTGTGTTTCGAGATTTTTAAGATTATTTTGATGTTTTAGTGCTTGCTCAACAGTTTCGTAATAGGTATTAGGACGAGCAGTTAGCTCGCCGATTTCTGTAATTTCTTTCTGTACTTTATAAAAGTCGTTCATCAACTTGGTCAAGTATGCGGTCGCTTCATCCAAATGACGCTGTGCTTCAGACGACATTTCTTTGTGTTTGTGATCATGTAGTTCTTGTTCACAAGCGTGACAGGTTTTGTTAGCCAGTTTATCCAACTCACTGGCGTATTTTTTTACGCTTCGCTCCGCTTGCGCTGTCGCGCTTTCTAACGTAGCCCGTTCCTTATTCAAGCTCTTTAGCTTCGCTGACTGTTCTTCGAACAGTTTTAGCTCGCTGTGCTTCGCAAGCTCAGCATCAATATCTACGCTCTCAAGCTCGATAATAGCGCGGCCAATTTTTTCAATTTCTGTATCTTGCTGACTATTCCAAGCAGTTTGTCTAGTAATCAAACTGTCAATGCTTTTCTGAATACTTTCGTTAGCTTTCTTGGTAGCTTCGATATCTGCAGACTCTTGTGTAATAGCGTCTTTAGTTTGTCTGATTAGCTCTTTAAGTAGTTCTGCTTTTTCTGACAACAATGTAATGCCCAACAACTGTTCGATAATGACACGTTGATCATTAGCCCGCATTGATAAAAACGGTTCTGTATAAGTGTTAAGAGCAACAATATGCTTGAACATATCGTGGCTCATACCCAACAAGTCATCTAAATCCTTCTGGGTTTCACGCATGTCGCCTTGTGCATCGTCTGTTTCTTCTGCTTCTTGTTCTATATCATTTACATAGAACTGTAAGATGTTAGGTTTGCGTCCACGTTCAATACGATAGTCGATGCCGTCTTTTTCAAACGACAATGTAACCAACATGTTCTTATTATTGATTTTGTTGATTAGATTATCTTTTTTAATGTTTGTAAGTGCAGTACCATACAGCGCATAGGTTAGCGCATTTACAATAGTTGTCTTACCTGTACCGTTACGTGACCCGCTATCGTCTCCGCCTTGATCTAAGTTTTCACCTAGTACAAGAGTTAAGTTTTCCTTACCAAAGTCAACAGCTTGAGTTTGGTTACCCACACTCATAAAGTTTTTAACGGTTAAATTTTTAATTTTTATCATAGGCTATTGTAAATTTCCAACAAGGTATTCTTGTCGTAGGTGTCACTATCAATGCTAACAATTTGACTGCTAACAATCTGATCTACACTTTCAAACGATTGAATATCGATATTAGTATTCATTTCGATATCTTTCTTTTCAGCAATAAGAGTAAGTTCGCGGATATCGTAATCTGCAATAAATTTCTCTTTGATAAAACTTGCTTCTTCATATGAAATGTCAATGTCTAGTGTAACACGTAAATGTTGCTTGGGCAAGATCAATGTGTCCGCTTCGTCGATTAATTGGCTTAATTTGACAGTTCTGAACGTAGGTTGATCGGGCCAACTATGATATTCTGGTTGGCCGCCCCACTCTAAAATCATCATGCCGCGCTCGTCGTCCCACGCATCTGCATAGTTGTGCGGAAAAGCGTTGCCAATATAAATCATGTTCTTTTGTTGCTGACGTTTATGGAAATGTCCGCTAAATCCTAGTTCATAGTTGGCAAAATTATCTAATTGTATCTCGCCGTGATCTGGCATTTGTACCATGGCATTCATAAAAAAGCTAGGTAATTCAAAGTGACCAAAGATATACTTGCCGCCTTTCTTGCCTACTGTTTTCCACTCTTCTCCAACGAGCCACGGGCAGAGTGTAACATCTCCAACGGTAGTCGGTTCGTGGACCACTGTAATTCCGGGAATGTACTTACCGAACTCGACAGAATGTATATCCCGCTTATCTTTGTAATATAAATCATGATTGCCAGGGAAAAAGAAAAATTGATCAAAGCTCTGACCCAACTTTTCCAAGGCCCTAAGGCTATAGTCCATAGTAGTGATATTAAGACTATTACGATTATGATGCCAATCGCCCATAAAAATTCCAGTGTCACAACCTTCCTCCTTAGCTTTTGCAATATACCAATCTACAAAGTCTAAGCAGTCTTGATTATGTACGCTGCTGTTTGACTTCAACCCAAAATGTATGTCTGTGAAACATGCTACTTTTTTAAATAAATTACTCACTAGATTCGCCCTCTGCATTATGGCGCTTCAACGCTGCTTCGTGTTCGCCTTGACCTGTACGTGAGTATGATGGATTCATACCGTTCATTTCAAGAATATCATCACGAATGTTTTGATTACGCTTCTCTATATTAATAACACGAACAAACGAGTTAGTTACCGCTGCTGTAAAATATGCAAACGGATTATCTGATTTGCTCTCATCAAATTGTAACCCTATTTGTGTTAATTGTAAAATAGCTTGGCCCTTCATTTCGTCATTATAGGTATAACCTCGAACGTTTCCTCGGGTAGCATACCTTTCACAAAGTTTAATCATCATGCGAGCTAGATTGTTAGTAATTTGCCCGCAGTCTTTGTCGAAATGCCCGGTTTTCATTCCTCCCTTCCAATGACTCTTACCAACACAAATTAGTTCGTCTTCGTCATTAAATTTAAAATGCTGGAATGGAGGAAAATTTACTTTGTCTCTATGATCCGCTAGACTTTTTGGATTCTTCTTACGAGTAGTGTTTAGTGGAATATGATCAAATGTCATAATCCTAAATACTAACTCTTCTTTAGTGATTTTTTTGTAATCAACTTCGCAATCGGCTTGTTTAACTTTTTCGCCTGCTCGCTTACGTCTAGCGTATTCTTCGTCTCCTAAACGTTTAGCCTTATTACGTTTAGCTTCTGCTATTGTGCGTATATTAATCTTGTCTACGCTAGGTAAAATGATGTCGTATTGGTGATACTCAGGTTTAGTAAAACTACAGTATGTATTTTTGCTTCTGTGTATCTCTGCTAACATATCCTTGTTGTTGAGGTAATTAACCTTGGTTGTTGTTATTGGTATTGTTGTCAAAATAGAGTCTCCGGAACTGTAATAATAAACTACGCAGATAATAAAGTCAAATAAATACTTTGCCAAAGAGGGTATTTATTATGACAAGAGCCAAATCGTCTTCTGCGCCAATGGGCCAGGGAATTACATCGTCAATCACAGCAGCAACCGCTACATTCGGCGCCGTTACAAACGCAGTCGGAACAGCCAGCGGACTATTAAGTGGTAGCGTTGGGGGACTAGCAGACAAGCTATTAAGTGGTACAGGACTATCACAAGGAGCAGAAGCTGTTGGCGATGTCATGGACGCAGTTGCTATGTTTGGCGGCAATGAAGCTAGTGATAACGATTGGCGAGTTAGATTAAGCATTCCTAAATGGCAAAGTTTTAAAAATAGTCCTGTATTAAAACCATTGGTTGATGCAGGCGGACTAATATTTCCATACACACCACAAGTTACAATTAATTCTGGTGCAAAATATACTCCTGGCAGTACAGTTCATACGAACTTTCAGTTTAATGCTTATAAAAATAGTGACCCTGGAACTATCACTATTACTGCGCCTATGAACGTTGAAGATCCAACGCAGGCGCTATATTGGATTGCATGTGTACACTATTTAAGATCCGCATCTAAAATGTTCAGCGGATCTGATCCAAAGGCTGGAAATCCTCCACCGATTGTATTCTTAAACGGTTATGGCAATTATGTGTTTAAGAATATTCCTGTTGCAATTCAATCATTTAATACTACATTGCCACAAGACTGCGATTATATTTCAACTGATGTTGTTGGAAGTGCAGCAGGTGCAGTGTCTGGAGTTGCAGATAGTGTTGGTAATTTAGCTGATTCGATTGGCGGAAGTTTCGGCGGAGCATTTGGCGGAGCACTTGGCGATATAGCCGGAGTAGTAAGCGAAGCATCTGGCTTTGTTGGATCTGTTGCTAACCTTGCTGGTACTTTTGGGCTAGGCGGTACAACTAGCGGTGGACTAGCATATGTTCCGACAAAGAGCCAGTTTACAGTAACACTGGTTCCTATGTACAGCAGAAACTCCATTAGAACATTTAGCCTTGATAGATTTGTTCAAGGTGGATATTTAAATAACCCATTTGGATACATTTAATCATGACAGCTAACTATTCTAATAACAGTCCTTGGTTTACTACAAACATAAAACAAAATTACTTAGACATTTTAACTATTCGACCAGTTAGTGCCGAACCAGACGATATCTTATATTCGATTGATGCAAAGTTTGCATACAGACCGGATTTATTAGCGTATGCATTGTATGGGGATCCAGCTCTTTGGTGGGTATTCACACAGCGTAACTTAGACGTATTACAAGATCCAATTTTTGATTTTGTACCAGGTACAAAAATTTATCTACCAAAAGGTAGTAGTTTACGAACAGTGTTAGGAATTTAATATGGGTATTGATATATCTGGAATTACTGGAGCAACAACAGCAGTTAATAGTGCAGCTAATGCTGCTACATCATTAATTGGTGACGGGCCAGCATCTGCGTTGTCTGGTATTACAAGTGGAGTATCAGATGCATTGGGTGCAGTAAACTCGTTCCTTGGATCCATTGGATCTAATCCTGCTGGCGTGACAAAGTTACCAATGCCAAATCCACTTTCGGCGTATGCAAGTTATGATTATGTTATTACATTAAGTGCAATGTCGTTTAAGGATCATAATTTTCCAGACTCTTCATACAAGGCAGGCAAACGTTTACCTATCATTTGTGCAACTGCAAGTAAAGATCCTAATAACAGAATACAGACAAAATTTGGTAAGTTTGAATTTTATTTAGATAATCTTAAATTTGAAACAGCAATTGGATTAAAATCTGCTAAAGCAACTAATGTAACTACAGTTCAGTTTGATATTTTTGAACCTTATAGTTTAGGTATGTTTCCTTTAGCGTTACAAACAGCAGCAAATAAACAAGGTTGGAGAAACTGGCGCGAAGCACCTTTTCTACTCACTATTGAATTTAGAGGAAACAAAGAAAACGGCACAATGTCTACAGTTCCGAATTCTACTCGACATATTCCTATTAAACTTACAAAGATGCTTTTTAAAGCAAACGAACAAGGATCTACATATGCGTTTAACGCCTATGCTACACATGCGCAAGCATTAACTGTAGAACATGCTAGTTTAAAAACAGACATGACAATTAAAGGTAAAACAGTACAAGAAGTTTTACAAACTGGAGAACAAAGTTTACAAGCCGTTATTAATAAAAAATTAAAAGAAGCAGTAAACAACAAAGACAAGAAAGTTGCTGACGAAGTTGTTATTTTATTCCCAACAGATATTTCTAGCGCAGGTTCGGGATCATCATTTAGTGGACAAGTACCTAACACTACAGCAACAATTAATCCAGGGCTATCTTCTAGCGCCAGTTCTGTTTTTAGCAAACTAGGTGTAATTGAAAGTTCAACAAATCAAACCCATGTCCAGGCAGAAGGACAAACAAACAGATTAGGATCAGCCAGTATGGGTTATGATCTTTCTAGAATGGGCGATGCAACAACATCGAAAGAAACTGCTGTTCTTAAAAATGGAGTATGGACCCGCGGCGATGTTATTACAAATCCTGCAGAAGGTAGTTTACGCTTTGCACAAAACGTAGATATTCCAACGGTCATTAACACAGTAATGTTAGCAAGTGATTATCCATCAACGGCATTAGACACTGACAATCAAAAAGACGGATTTAAACCTTGGTGGAGAATTGACACACAGGTTTATTACATTGACAGTAAAGAAAACATGAAGACAACAGGTACAGTGCCAAAGGTAATTGTTTACCGAGTTGTACCGTACGACACTCATTCTAGTACAGCAGCTTCAGTTAACCAAAAGACTGTTGGATTTGATAAAATGAAGAAACAAGTTTGTAAAAATTACGACTATATCTTCACTGGTAAAAATACCGAAATTATTAAATTTGATATAGATTTTAGTATTAGTTTTGCAAACGTACTAGCAGCAGATGGCGGAAGACAAAACGTTGATGTTCTTACAACAAAATCTGGCGGCGGACAAAACGAAGAACAAAAAACAGTTAATCAAAATCCTCCTGGGAACACACCTTCAACAGAACCTGGTGTTGGAAACACTAGTACTAAAGCATCTGGAACTTCAACACCTAGCGACGGAGTTGGCGGAGGCGGCAAGGACTCGGAAATTAATCGTGCTGCTAAATCATGGCATCAGGCTATTACAACACCGTTAGATATGCTTGTCTTGAATATGGAAATCGTTGGTGACCCGTATTGGATTGTTAACAGTGGAATGGGAAATTACACAGCTAAACAAGCGCCTATGTCGAGATACCTAACATCTTGTGGGTCAGTTAACTGGCAAAATACTGAAGTGGATATCTTTGTTAATTTTAAAAACCCATTAGACATTAATCAAACAACCGGCCTATACGATTTTAAATCGTTTGGATATGCAGGCGGACTTGGTGCGAATTCAGATGGAGCAATTGGATTTAAAGGATTATATCGTATCATTACAGTGACAAATCATTTTAGACAAGGTGAGTTTAGACAAACCCTGCATGGATCACGACGCAAGATGTACGAATCAAATGCAACGCCGACTGCACAAGGCGGACTAAGTTCAAACATTCCAGATATAGTATCAGATGTTGCTGGCAAAGTTTCGTCAGCGATTTCATCAGTCGGGTCAAGTATTTCGTCAGCAATTCAATCTGTTACTAGTAGTGCAACGCAAGTATCGATGCCAGATTCGGCAGCAGATTACGGCGGATCTAATAATAATCAAGAACAAAGTGGAACATAATGGCGCAAACAGATAATAACGTAGACACAATAGCAGCAACGCAAACGGAATTTAAATCAGGTCCGTACTTAGCTAAAGTTGTTAGTCACCTTGATCCGACCTATATGGGAATGTTAGAAGTTCGATTACTTCGTGTAGTCGGTGGATCAGACGATGCTGGGCAACTGCATACAGTCAAATACATGAGTCCCTTCTATGGAGTAACTAGTGTTGACTTTGTTGCCGAAGACCCAGACGACTATAATAACACACAAAAAAGTTATGGTTGGTGGGCAATACCTCCCGATGTAGGTACAACAGTTATGGTAATCTTTGTTGACAATAATCCTAAGATGGGTTATTGGATAGGTTGTGTACCTGATGAAAATATGAATTTTATGGTTCCTGGTATTGCTGCTACAAAATTTTCAACTGATGGCAGCGGAAGAGTTCCGGTAGCTGAATACAACAAAGCCGTTACTTCTCAAGTTACTAATGCTACAAAAATTAAAAAACCTACGCATCCCCTTGCAGATGTACTAGAGGCACAGGGATTACTTAACGATGATATTCGAGGTATAACAACAAGTAGCGCACGTCGTGAAGTTCCAAGTGCAGTTTTTGGAATATCAACTCCTGGACCAGTTGACAAACGAAGTAATGCTAAAAAAGGTAAAGTTGGTAAAGGCGATGAGAAAATTAACACATTTGTTAGCCGCCTAGGCGGAACAACATTTGTTATGGATGACGGCGACGATAAATTTTTACGTAAAACTAAAGCCGGCGATGGTCCTCCGGAATACGCCGCAATTGAACAAGGCGAAGACGGTGGAGATCCTACAATTCCTCATAATGAATTGTTTAGAATTCGCACACGCACCGGGCATCAGATTTTATTACACAATAGCGAAGACTTAATTTATATTACTAATAGTCGAGGCACAGCTTGGATTGAAATGACTAGTAATGGAAAGATAGACATATATTCTAAAGACAGCATTAGTGTTCACTCTGAAAATGATTTAAATTTCACTGCTGATAGAGATATTAATTTTACAGCATTGGGTGATATGAACGTAAACATTGGCGGAGCTATTAAACTAAATCCTAACGGAAATTTAGAAGTTCTTGCTGCTAACACAAACATTGATGGCGGCGAAATTCATTTAAATTCAGGAAAGGCAGTGCCTGCAAGCAAAACAAACAGAGTTCCACAAACTGAACCTTGGGCAGGGCATGAAAACTTAGATCCTGCTAGCTTTACTCCTGACGCTACTCAAGCATCAGATTCGCCTACTGAGCCAAGTCCGACAGCATTTAAACAATATACAACAGTAACTGATACATTTGAACAGGTTAAACCTGCGGAGACACAATAATGACTTCTAATACAAACTTATACAATAAGATTGTTTTAAACCCTGCAATCAACGGAACTCCGCCTACACCAAAAATGTACAGGGGTTTTAGTACAATTAATTCTAAATCTGAAAATTTTAATTTGTACGATTTTTATCTAATACAACAAGATATATTAAATCATTTTAACACTCGTCAAGGTGAGCGTTTAATGAATCCAGAGTTTGGTTGTGTTATTTGGGACTTCTTGTATGAGCCACTAACTGCCGAAGTGCAAAATGCAATTATTGAAAATGTTAATAGAATTATTAACTACGACCCTCGAGTTCAAGCAAATCAAGTTATGGTTACTAGTTATGAATCTGGAATCCAGCTTGAATGTGTGCTAACTTATCTTCCGTACAATGTTAGTCAAGCCATGCAAGTGCGTTTTGATCAAGCAAACGGAATGTTATTATAAAATACGCACATAATTTTATTCGATAAATATCATTATTAGGACAAATCATGAGCGTAACAACTAGACAAAACAGACTATTAGTCGCAGAAGACTGGAAGAAAATTTATCAAAGTTTCCGAAATGCTGATTTTCAAAGCTATGACTTTGAAAATTTACGCCGTTCTATGATTGACTATATTCGAGTTAATTTTCCAGAAGATTTTAACGATTATATCGAGTCTAGCGAATACCTTGCCCTTATAGATTTGATAGCATTCTTGGGCCAAAGCATAGCTTTCCGTGTTGATTTAAATGCTCGTGAAAACTTTTTAGAGCTAGCAGAGCGCCGTGATAGTGTCCTACGCCTTGCCCGATTAATTAGCTACAACGCTAAACGTACTACTGCTGGCAGCGGACTATTAAAGTTCAATACTATTAGCACTACTGAAAACGTTCTTGATAGCAACGGCAGAAATTTATCAAATCAAGTTATCGGATGGAATGATCCGTCTAACTCTAACTGGTACGATCAGTTCATTAAGGTAATGAACGCAAGTTTCCCGCAAATTCAACAGTTTGGAAATCCTGCAGATTCTGCAACAATTTACGGAATACCAACTTCTCAGTATACATTTAATAGCGCAACATCTGGCATTCCTGTTTTTAGTTTTACAAAAACAGTAGCCGGTCGCCCTATGAATTTTGAAATTGTTAGTACAACATTCAGCGGACAAACTTTTATATATGAAGACGCTCCAAAAGTAGGAAATCAGTTAAACTGTGTGTACAGAGATGACGGTAAAGGTGCAAGCAGTCCTGGCAACGGATTCTTTTTAAGATTTGTTCAAGGTACATTAAACACTGGAACATTTACAGTTACACAACCTAGCAGCAATCAGTCAATTGACATTGATGCACAAAATATTAATAACGATGATGTTTGGTTATACAAGTTAGACACAAACGGCTTAGAGTCAGAAGAGTGGACCGCCGTATCAAACTTTGAATCAAATAACATCATTTATAACAGTGTTAATAAAAATATTAAAAATATTTTTGCAGTATTAACTCGCACCAATGATGCAGTTAGTTTACAATTTAGCGACGGCACATTTGGTAATCTTCCATTAGGAACTTTCCGAACATATTATCGTGTTAGTAACGGGCTAGCATATACTATTAATACTTCTGATGTCAGAAATGTATCAATATCATTCCCTTATGTATCTGCAACTAACCAAGTTGAAACATTAACAGTTACTATGAATTTAGCAACTAGTGTTTCCAATGCAACAGTTACTGAATCGAATGCTAGTATTAAGGCAAATGCACCTGCAACATTCTATACACAAAACAGAATGATTACAGGCGAAGACTATAATATTAGTCCGTTGTCTGCAAACAATCTAGTATCTAAGATTAAATCTATTAATAGAACAAGCAGCGGGATTAGCCGTTACTTTGACTTAATTGATCCAACCGGCAAATACAGTTCTACAAATTTATTTGCTGATGACGGAGTAGTGTACTTAGAAAATTATTTAAATCAAACTAATTTTAGTTATACCGTTAAAACAGATATTGAAGGCATTGTTTATAACACTATATTTGATGTCCTAAAAAGAAAGAATCTAAGAAACTTTTACTATTCAAATTATATTAATTTAATTTCTGAAAGTTTATTAAACATTGAATGGATCCGAGTAACAGACGATACAAATTCGTCAACTGGTTACATTAACGGTATTAGCAGTTCTACAGTTTATAAAGTAGGATCGTACACTAATACTGGTTTAAAATATATTACTTCTGGATCTTTAGTTAAATTTACTGCACCAACAGGGTATTACTTTGATACAGCAAAATCAAACGCACTAGTATTAGGTGATGCAACTCCTGCCGGAGCAGTGACTAGTATCTGGGCAGAAGTAGTTTCTGTAGTAAACGACGGAACTGGTGTTAGTAATACCGGTGTTACTGCTGTTGGCTTTGGAGCCATTACACTTAACACAGAAGTTCCAACAAGTGCAATCGTTTCGCAAGTTATTCCAAAGTGGAGAACAGTTATTGATAGCACAGTCATTACAACAATGATTGATTTAATTTTTGCTAACAAGCCATTTGGATTAAGCTACAATGCATCAACTCAATCATGGCAAATTATCTTTGAAGTAAATTTAGATTCGTCTAGTGATTTTAGTCTAACTAAACAAGGCGATAATAGCAATCAACAACAAGACTCAAGTTGGATGTTATTGTTTACTACTGATAATATTTCTTACACTGTTACATCTAGAGAACAGCGTTATATATTTGAAAGCGATGCACAAATTAGATTTTACTTTGACTCTTCAAGAAAAATTTATGATACTCGAACAGAAACAGTAGTTAAAGACGTCATCAACGTTTTAAGTATTAACACAAAACCAACAAGCAGCCTTGAGCCAATGGGCACATCACCATTTACTGTGGATCAAAAATGGGATATTATTAGCGAGTATGTTGGACTAGACGGATATGTTGATACTAAAAAATTAGTTGTATCTTTTGCAGATACTGACGATGACGGCGTAGTTGATAACCCAGAAGTGTTTTTAAACATTGTTCAACCTTCTTACCTGCCAACAACAAAATACATTATTCAACAAAAATATTTAATAACAACCGGACAAGAAGATTACAAGTATGTTTCAAATGATCCAGTAACTGGACCAGTTATTATTAAAGATAGAAAAGAAAATGTAACGTATCTTGAAAAAACTGACGGGCAATATTTTTATTTTACAACTACTGGTGTTGTAATGCAGTACGCCGCATCGACCGGCGTGTTCTCTGCAACGCTTGATTATAAAGTATACCAAGGAAGAAGTGGATTAAAATTCCAGTATATACACAGTGCTGATTATAATTCAAGAATTGATTCTGGCGCAAGCAATATTATTGATGTTTATGTTTTAACTAAACAATATGACACTATGTTTAGACAATGGATTGCTGGTTCCATAACTACAGAACCTTTACCTCCGGGTACTGATGAGTTATATGACATGTTGTCTCCTAATTTAAATTTAATAAAATCAGTGAGCGACGAAATCATTTATCATCCAGTTAAGTACAAATTATTATTTGGTGACTCAGCAACACCTGAGTTACAAGCAACATTTAAAGTAGTTAAAAATAGCAGTCAAGTAGTATCAGATAACGATATTAAGGCACGAGTTATTAGTGCAATTAACCAGTTCTTTTCCTTAAACAACTGGGATTTTGGCGATACATTTTATTTTACTGAATTATCTACATATGTTGTCACACAACTAAGTCCAGACATTTCTAGTTTTGTTATTGTACCAAAGCAAAATGGATTAAGTTTTGGTAGCTTATTTGAAATTAAATCTGGAAGCGATGAGCTTTTTATTAGCAGCGCAACAGTTAATGATGTAGAAATCATTTCTGGAATTACTGCAAGTGGAATTAAAGCAATTGCAGGTACAACAGTGACATCTAATATTTCATCACAACAAACAATTACAAGTTCGAATTACGGGAGTAGCAATTAATGGCTGACAACACCAACCCAAATCCAAACCGCGGCAAAAGCTATGAGTTTTTACCGAAGTTTTTTCAATCAGATGCTAATAAGAAATTCTTACAAGCTACGATTGATCAACTAGTTCAGCCTGGGACTGTCAATAAGGTTAACGGATACATTGGTAGACAAAATGCAAAAGCAACATCTGGGAATGATGTATTCCTTAATGCACCAAGTGCGCAAAGACAAAATTATCAACTAGAACCCGGATTAACTGTACAAGATGCACTGGGTAATACTACATTTTTTAAAGATTATCAAGATTATATCAATCAGCTAAATGTATTCGGAACTGATGTTACAAATCATCCTCGTATAAACAAACAAGAGATGTACAGTTGGAACCCGCACATTGATTGGGACAAGTTTAGCAACTTCCAAAACTACTATTGGTTGCCTTACGGCCCAGATCCTATCACAATCTTTGGACAGCAAGAAGGGATTATAAGTGAGTATACAGTTTCAATTGAAGCCGAGGGCGACAACAATGTATATCTATTTGCTCCTAGCGATCTTACAAGAAACCCTACTCTTAAATTAGTAAGAGGGCAAACATACAAATTTAAAATTAGTAGCCCTGGAAACCCTTTTAGCATTAAGACTCGTAGAACACCTTATGCACAGGACCTTTATGATACTCCTGATATTGATCAACAAGGTGTTGAAGACGGAACTATAACGTTTACAGTGCCATACAGTTGTCCTGATGTATTATTTTACATGAGTGAAACTGATAGTGACTTAGGTGGACTATTTGAAATTGTTTCGATTAACGATAATACAGAAATTAATGTTGAACAAGATGTATTAGGTAAGGTTAATTTTACATTGCCTGATGGAACAGCATTGAGCAATGGTATGAAAGTTCGATTTATCGGCAATGTAATACCTGAAAGCTATGCATCAGGTTTCTATTATGTTGAAGGTGTTGGCAGATCTATTCGATTGATACCCGAATCTATCCTTGAAATTGTTAGTCAGTATACAGTAAACGAAAATATTCAATTTGATTCTACACCATTTGATACTATGCCTTGGGAAGATGCAACTTCGTTTGCTGGTACACGTGATTACATTGTAGTTAACAGAGCAAGTAAAGATCATAACCCGTGGAGCAGAATTAATCGTTGGTTCCACAAAGATGTTATTGAAGCTAGTGCAAAATATAATGGACAAGTGCCATCTATTAATCAAAGTTTTAGAGCCGTTAGACCAATTATTGAATTTGAAGCAGACATTAAATTATTCAACTTTGGAACTATGGCAGTTCCAGATGTTGACTTAATTGATACTTACACAACTGATGTATTTTCAACAATCGAAGGAAGTCTCGGTTATAATGTAGACGGTATTCAGTTAAATCAAAATCAGCGTGTGTTGTTTACTGCTGACACTGACAGACTTGTTAAGAATAAAATTTATCGAGTTACATTTGTAACAATACAAGGACGTCGTCAGATTCATCTTGAATTAGAAACTGAGCCAGTTGATGGCAATGTTGTGCTTGTTAAACAAGGTGTTAAAGCGCAAGGATCTATGTATTGGTACGATGGTACAACGTGGAATGTTGGGCAGCAAAAAACAACTCTTAATCAGACTCCTTACTTTGACATGTTTGACGAAAGTGGATACAGTTTTGGTAACACTGATATCTATAATGGTTCAACATTTAAAGGAACAACATTATTTTCTTATAAAGTGGGAACTGGTACAGTTGATAACAATTTAGGATTTGCTTTAAGTTACAAAAATATTAATAATATCGGCGATATTGTTTTTAATTTTAATATTTTAAGTGATTCATTCCAGTATAAAGATATTGCCTCAGTTAAAACTCTAACAACTGATGTTGGATTTTTAAAGAAAACAAATACTGACAATTCTATAACATATGTTAATGGTTGGGAAATTTGCAAAACTGAAACTACTCAACCTGCAATTAGAATATATAAAAATTCAAATAAAGTTAATAACTTTGATCTTGATATTTTTGATAACATTGACAATTTAGATGATTTAGTTGTAAGAATTTATGTTAACGGTATACGCCTTGACCCGTCAAAGTGGAACTTAGTTAACGGAGTTATTTTTAAACGTGTTATCTTAGCTTCTGATATTTCTGCAACAGACGTTTTAACTATTAAAGCATTTGCAAGCCAGCCTATTAATGGCAATGGATACTACGAAATCCCTGTTAATTTACAAAACAATCCGTTAAATGAGTCTATTACTTCTTTTACTTTAGGTGAAGTAAACGATCACGTTAATTCTATTGTAGAAAATTTAATTAACTTTGTTGGAGCCTTTCCGGGCGCAAGTAACTTACGTGATTTAGGAAGTGTAACACCCTACGGCACAAAATTTGTACAGCATAGCGGCCCTGCAAGTTTAAGTTTATATCATATTACTAGCGAAAACAATAATATTATTCGATCTATCGAATATGCTCGAGAGCAGTATGGAAAGTTTAAAAGAAACTTTATTAACATTGCAGAAAAATTAGGTGTTGATACTGACACAGTATCTCACGTAGATTTAATTTTAGAAAAAATTAACAAGGACACTCCTAATTCTGCTCCGTTTTATTTTAGTGATATGGTGCCATACGGTGCAAAAGTTATTACACCTCTTACTGTAGTAGATTATAGAATTAAAACATATCCATTGACAAATTATTTTAGCCTTGACACATTGTCTACTAAAGCAGTTGGTGTATATTTAAATAATGTTCAGTTATTAGCTAACAGACAATATACATTTGATGCTCAGGGGTTTATTGTAATTGACAATAGTGTTGATTTAACAAACGGTGATACTGTAACTATTGTTGAATACGATAACACTAATGGCTGTTTTGTTCCCGAGACACCTACAAAGTTAGGTATCTGGCCAAAGTATGAGCCTAAGATTTATACTGACACAACATTGCTAACACCTAGAGTGATGATACAGGGACATGACGGTAGTCAGACTCTTGCATACGGTGATTACCGCGATGATTTAATTCTAGAATTAGAAAAACGAATCTATAATAACATTAAAATAAAGTATAATCCTGATATTTTTGATGTAGATACTGTTGTTCCTCTTTATAACAGAGAATCAGATTATTCTTTAGATGAATTCAACACAGCATTAGCTCCAAACTTTTACAAGTGGTTAACACTAGTTGATAAAGATTTTACAAAGCCACTTAGCTATGATAGAAATAATCCTTTAACATTTAATTATAGGGGACACTCTGCTCCTGACGGCCGTGAAACTCCTGGATATTGGAGAGGTGTATATCGCTGGTTATTAGGAACAGATCGTCCTAATCTATGTCCTTGGGAAATGTTAGGATTTAGCGAAGAGCCATCTTGGTGGACACAGGTATACGGTCCTGCACCTTATACAAAAGATAATAAACCATTGTGGAATGATTTAGCAACCGGTACTGTTAGAGAACCGGGTGTCCCGCCAGTTGTGTTACCTCAGTATGTAAGATCATATTTAGAAAATTATTGTCCAGTTGACGAAGATGGAAACATTGCAAGTCCGTTAATTTCTGGATTGTCACAAGGTATTACCACAACATCTACAGCAGGAGATTTTGTATTTGGTGATGTAAGCCCGGTCGAAGCAGCATGGAGACGTAGCAGCTACTATCCATTCAGCGTACTAATTACATCAATGCTTCTACAACCTGCAAAAACATTTGGCTTAGTTTTAGACAGATCTCGTATTGTCAGAAATATTGCTGGACAATTAATTTATAAAGATACTAATTTAAGAATTACACCTAAAGACATTATTCTTCCAAGCATTTATTCAAGCACTTCATTTGTACAAACTGCTGGAATTATAAATTATGTTGTTGATTATATTTTAAGTGACAATTTAAAATCATATAACGCATACGTTAACGATTTACAAAATATAACAGCAAAGTTAAGCTATCGTGTTGGCGCATTTACAAGTAAAGAAAAGTTTAATCTTTTATTAGATAGTAAAACACCTTTAAGTCAGGGTAGTGTATTTGTACCTCAAGAAGATTACAATATTATTCTTAACAGTTCTAGCCCTATTAAAAAGATTAGTTATAGTGCAGTTATTATTACAAAATTTAGTGACGGTTATGACATTAAGGGCTATAGTCTAACCGAGCCATATTTTAAATATTACGCTTGGACACAGTCTGGTATTACTATTAACGTTGGTGGTATCTCAGAAAGTTATTCAACATGGACTGCTGGTGTACAATATGCTGTTGGAAAAATTGTTCAATACAACAAGAGATTTTACAGATCTAAAGTCTTGCATACAACTACCTCACAGTTTGATCCAACTAACTATCAATTGTTAGATTCGTTGCCTATCATTGGAGGCAAGAATGCAATTTTAAGAAAAACTTGGAATAGAGAACCAATCATTGTTCCTTATGGAACTAAATTTAGTTCAGTGCAAGAAGTAGTTGATTTCTTACAAGGATACGGAGAGTATTTAAAGGATCAAGGATTTATTTTTGATGAATTTAACACTACTTTAAACACTATAACAAATTGGGAAACTAGTGCTAAAGAGTTTTTATTCTGGACTACACAAAACTGGAGCACAGGCGAAGACAAATGGAAAGAGTGGAATCCGTCACAACAAATTAAATTTAATGAGATTGTACGATACAACGGTGACTATTATCGTGCAGTACGAAATATCGAAGCTACTGATATTTTCGATGAGGTAGACTACGATAAATTAGATGGTTTAAGCACCGTTGGCAGCTCGGTTATTTCTTTAAGCCCAAGCGCAACAAAGATTACATTTTCAACACCGTTAAGTGTAGTTGACGATATTTCAAACGCATTTAACAGTTACGAAATTTTTAAAGTTGACGGTTCTCCGTTGCAGCCACACTTTTTAAATTCGTATAGAGAAGACAACGCAGTAAGCTATTCTCCGAGAGATTCAAACGGGATCTTTGGTGCAAGTTTTTATCTAATACAGCAAGAGCAAGTTGTAATTATTAACAATACAACTATGTTTAACGACGTAATTTATAGTCCTGCTAGCGGATATCGACAAGAGCGTATCAAAGTTGCTGGATACATAAGCACCAACTGGTACGGTGGTTTTGATGTGCCTGGATTTATATTTGATAGAGCAGTTGTTCAAGAGTGGCAAGCATGGCAAGATTATGCATTGGGCGATATTGTCAAGTACAAAGAGTTTTATTACAGTGCTCAGTCGTTTGTTGCAGGAACAGAAACGTTTAACCCAACTGATTGGGTTAAAGATATCAACCCACCAACACAAGAATTGTTACCAAACTGGACATACAAAGCCGGGCAGTTTATGGACTTTTATAGTCTAGATAGTGATAACTTTGATTCGTCACAGCAACAACTAGCTCAACATTTAGTCGGATATCAAAAGCGTCAATATCTTGATAACATTATTAAAGATGATGTTAGTGAATTTAAATTCTATCAAGGTATGATTGCTGAAAAGGGTACACAAAATGTTCTCAACAAATTATTTGATGTATTAAGCTCTGCTAATCAAGATAGTTTATCATTCTACGAAGAATGGGCATTGCGTCTTGGTCAGTACGGTTCAAATGCAGCATATGAAAACATTGAATTTATTTTAAGTGAAGAATTGTTTAAGTCAAATCCTCAAGGAGTTGAACTAGTTAATTCAGTAAACACATCTCTAGTTGATTTTATTATTCGTCAAACACCAAATGATGTATACTTAAAACCTTTAGGTTATAACAATGCACCTTGGCCTTTAATCAAGAATTTTAAACCTTATCTTCGCACTCCGGGTTATGTAAGAACAGAAGATGTTACAGTTACTCTTGCAAATCTAAGCGATATATTAAATCAAGATATATCTAAGTTTAGCGAAGGCAGCTACATTTGGTGCGCATTTGATAATCCTCCGCATTTCTGGAATGTTTATCGATATACTAATGCTAACTTATTAGTATCGGGTGCAACCTATTCTAATAAAGTTTTAACAATTTCTGCAAACACTATCCCTTTCTCAATAGGCGATTATGTTGGTATTAGCGGAGCAACAATATTAAATGGATTCTATCAAGTTACTAATACTGGCGAGGGCACATTTAGCGTATCTGCTACCATCCCAGCTTGGACACCTTTAATAGATTTAAGTACAATAACAATTTCATCAATACTAACTCAACGTGTTGACTCTATTGATAATGCTTCACAAATTCTACCTGCAACACTAATTGAGAATGAAAAAATCTGGACTGACAATAACGGTAACGGCAAATGGGCTGTATGGCAGCACAACAATGTCTATAAAGAATCTGAGATTGTTAATACAATTCCTCAAGTAGATACCTATTATGGTAGAAAGGTTTTAGTTAACAACACTGGTACAATTTCTATTATATCAAACGCAGCTGGAGAAATTGTTGTCTACGATAGAATTGGAGCATCAGCACCATGGGTGCAGCGCCAAGCTATTCTGCCACCATTTATTTCTACTCCAGGATTGTCTAACCCAACACCGGAAACTCAAACTGGCGATGTTATTGCATTGTCTGCAGACAGTACATGGCTAGCAGTCGGAGTACCATTAGCAACAGACGCATTGATAAGATACGACGGTGTATTAAATATTGTTGATGATTTAGGAACCGATTCTGGTTTAACAAATCACGGAGTTGTAACAATCTATCGTAAGGATAGTAATAATATTTTTACAGCGGTTCATACATTTGCTAGCCAATATCCCGATAACGATGAACAATTTGGAGCAAGTTTAGTATTTGGAAATAATACTTTATTTGTTACTGCGCCAGGTGGCAATATTGTATATCAATTAGAATATGTAACATCTACAAACGCAACAGCTTCTTACAATCCAGTTGGTAGTTCAGCATATACTGTAAAATTATCAGCAGGAACTGGAACAATTGTTGAGGGAATGACTATTGTTGGTACTGGGTTTACTAGCGGTCAAACAGTCCAGCAAGTAATTGATTCGACAACAATCATCGTAAGTAGTTTGCCTGACTCTACTCCATCTGGACAATTACAATTTACGCTAACACAGTGGCAGTATGTTGATAATGTGTTATTTCCTACTAATGGAGAAGTTGGATTTGGATCTGCATTAGCAATGAGCAATGATAGTTCGACACTGTTAGTTACAACTGCGGTACCTTTAAAGACATATGTATACTCTAATGTTAATGGACAATACCAATCGATAACTTCAGTATCGGGCGGATCTAGTGTTGCAGTATCTAACAATGGAAATTATCTTGTAGTATCTGATGCCACGGCAAATTCCAATCAAGGTGTTGTTGCAATTTATGGATATGATGGTACCACAACTACAGTGTTACAAGCTATAACACAAAATGTTCCTACAAATAATAGTTACTTTGGAACAAAAGTTGCGTTAATGAACGATAGCCGAACACTCGTTATTCTTAGCAACGCCGTTAACGCTCTTCATGGCCAAATTGATGTATATGACAAATATGTAACTCAATGGATATATGGAGAAACAATCTCTAATCCGTCAAACCAGTCTGATAATTTTGGACACGGATTTAGTGTTGGGTCAAATGTAATTTTTGTAAGTGCTCCAACAGCTTTAGATCAAGGCATTGTATCTGGTAAAGTTTATTCATATGCAAAATTAAACAACACATCAAGTTGGGAAGTGTTGCATTATCAAATTGATAAGGTAGATGTAACTAAGATTAAACAAGCGTTCTTGTACAACACAAATACAAATAAATTAATTACCTATCTTGATGTAATTGATTCCACACAAGGTAAAATACCAGGCGTTGCTGAACAAGAAATTAAGTATAAAACGTTTTATGACCCGGCAGTATATTCTGTAGGAACAACTGATCTTAATGTAGATGATGGAACAGCATGGGCTAAAACACAAGTTGGTACGTTGTGGTGGGATTTAAGAACTGCTAAATTTATTGACAGTTCGGATAATGATGTTGTTTACAGAAACAGCACATGGAATACGTTATTCCCAGGAGCAAGTATAGATGTTTACGAATGGGTAAGCTCTACATTGTTGCCGTCCGCATGGAATGCAATTACTGATACCGAAGAGGGATTATCACTTGGTATTAGCGGAACAACCTTATATGATGATACAGTTTATAGTGTTATAAAACGATACGATAACATATCTAAGACATACAAGAAAACATATTATTATTGGGTTAAAAATAAAACAACAGTTCCTAATTTAATAAGCAGAAATCTTTCTGCCAAGGATGTTGCTAGTTTAATAGAAAACCCAAGAGGTCAGGGTTATGAATACCTTGCGCTAACTAGTGCAAATAGTTTCAGTTTAGTTAACGTTAAGCCGCTATTACAGAGCGATAATGTTGCTTTATCTGTTGAGTATTGGACTGTTGATAGTTCTACAAGAAACATCCATACTGAATGGAAAATGATTAGCAATGACGTTGAATCAGAGTTGCCATCTGCAATTGAACAAAAATGGTTTGATAGTCTTTGCGGTAAAGATGCTAGCGGACGTGTTGTTCCTGATACTTCATTGCCGATTAAATTACGTTACGGTATTGAAAACCGTCCACGTCAAAGCATGTTTGTGAATCGTTTCGAAGCGTTGAAACAATTTATCGAACAAGTTAACAGAGTATTGATTAACAATCAAATAGCGGAAGACAGAAATTTAGCGTTATTAGAAACATATGATGTAGAACCTAATATCATTAAGGGCACGTATGATACTGTATTAGATACTGACTTAGAATTGCGCTTTGCTGTAATTAGTACTTTTATTAAACCTTCGTTAACACCTATTATCGAAGATGGTAAAATTACAGGTGTTAATATTCTTGAAAAAGGTAACGGTTACTTAGTTGCTCCTTATATTGATATTGTTGGTACAGGTATCAATGCAAAGATTCGTACAAAAATAAATGCTAAGGGTCAGATTGTTGGCGTCACTATAGAAAATGCTGGTGAAGGTTATAATGACAACACAATTTTATTAGTAAGAAATTATTCTGTACTAGTTCATAGTGATAGCCAGGCAAATAACAATTGGAGCATTTATGCGTACGAACCAACTACTCAAGTATGGTCACGCATTTATGGACAAACATACGATACAAGAAAATATTGGGAATTTGTTGATTGGTATGCAGAAGGTATCAGTCAATATGTAGCAGCTGATTATGCAGTTAGTGTGCTGTCTGAACTTAACAATATTTCTGCAAAGGTTGGACAGATTGTTAAAGTTTTAACAAACAATTCCGGTAATTGGGTATTATTGCGCAAGTATGCTGATTCAACATCCATTGATTGGACACAAAGTTATGAAGTGATAGGTTTACAAAACGGAACGATTCAGTTCTTACCTAGTTTATATAATTTTGAAGGCAGTATATATGGTTACGACGGTGCATTATATGACGGCGGAATCTTTGATAACTCTGCATCGGTTGAATTAAGAAACATATTATTAACAATTAAGAATAATATTTTAATTGACGATTTAAAGACAGAATACCTAAGTTTATTCTTTGCTAACTTGCGTTATGCATTTGCAGAACAAGGTAATATTGATTGGGCATTTAAAACTAGTTTTGTTAAAGTTCATCATAATATTGGAGAGCTAAAACAAAAAGTTACTTACTCTAATGATAATCTACCAGACTTTGAAGCATATGTAAATGAAGTCAAGCCTTACAGAACAAAAATTCGAGAGTATATTAGCAACTATAGCAATTTAGATACTGGCATGATGTCGGTGACTGACTTTGATTTACCACCGGTGTATGAAAATGGTTCGGTAACTACAGTTGATGCTACTGTATCTAATGGAAAGATTGTGGCATATGATAGTGCTGTACAATCTTATCCGTGGAAGCATTGGTTAGATAATGCAAGTTTTGAAATTACTGATATTAAATTAGTCAGTTCTGGATCGGGCTATCTAACAGAACCAGTTGTAAGATTCGTTAGCGATTCGGGTTCTGGTGCAACTGCAAGAGCATTTATTGCTAATGGAAAAGTTAATAGAATAGTTCTTCTAACACCTGGAAGTGGTTACCTAAGTGCGCCAAGAATTGTAATTGATGGTGGAGTTGCATCAGATGGTACTCCTGCTAGAGCAGTTGCAATTATCGGAAATAGCGCGGTTCGTTCAACTTTAATTAAAATGAAGTTTGATAGAATCACAAACAACTATGTCCTTGATACTTTAGAACAAACTGAAACCCATTACGGTACAGGTAGTCGACTACAGTTCCCGTTAGTTTGGGGCCCTGATGTCCGTATTGGAAAATCGACTGTTACTGTTAACGGTGTTGATGCGTTACGAGACAACTATAAATTGTCTATTGTTAAATCAACCTCTAAAGGATACACAAGTTATAGCGGGTCTATTACATTTACAGTAGCACCAGCAACTGGTTCTGAAATTAAAATTACTTATTTGAAGGACTGGTCATTATTGAATTCTGCTGATAGAGTTCAATTCTATTATGATCCAGCAACTGGCGAACTAGGCAAAGACTTAGCACAGTTAATGAATGGAATTGATTACGGCGGAGTTATTGTTAGTGGTTTAGGGTTTGATGTTAACGGCGGATGGGATAACCTACCATACTACACAGATAAATGGGCAAGTTTAGACGAATCATACAATGATGTTATTGCTACGGTTGCTGCTGATACACATTCTTTTGATTTAGGATATGTTCCTGAAGCTGGTACTGAGATAAATGTTTATTATTCATTATTAAATGTTGACTCTACATTAGATACTGATGGTGTTACTACTGAGTATGCATTTAGTGTTTACGATAATGCTCCGTTATCTGTAGTTGCTACAATTACTAGAACAGTTTCTCAGGTTAGTAATTTAGGTATTGATACTATTGTGTTAAACGATGTTACAGGATTAAAAGCAGGTGACGTGCTAACTATTCCGTCAGTGCTTAACGGTGTTGCTTATAATTGTAAGATTGTACAAATTATTAATTCTACTCGTCTTGTTAAACTTGATCAGATTTTATTTAGAACTATTCCATCGGGTTCAACAGCAATCTTTACACGAACAATGCTGTACCCAACTGATTATGTTATTAATACTAATGGTTTAGTTCAATTAACTGAACCATTAGTACAACATGCAAAGTTTGAAATTAAAGCATACTTAAATAAAATTAGACTTGACGATCCAAACTACGGAACAGTTGATCAAACCAATCCATATGCAATAATGCTTCCTCATATCGCTGACGGTATATCTAGTACAATAACAATACCAGATACTTTCCAGGTAAATGAAGGCGATAAGTTTATAATTCGTCAAAGTACTAGCGATGGTAGTATAACACCACAGACTGACGATTATGATACATCCTTAACAGGCGGAACACTAGCAAATGTTGGCGGTATCTATTCAACAGCAACTGGTAAAACAGCTGACGAGATTATAATTGATGGCGACGGCTTCCACACAGTTACGAGCGGTTCGGCACCTGAAGAGGTAGTTCCGGGGCAAGTAGCTGATGCAGTGTCGATTAAAATTTATGACAGACCGTCTAGCGGTAGTGCTGTAATTAAAGTAGATAGTTACTTGGGCGACAGTGAAAGAACCCAGTTTGGAATTAGTCAATTACCTAACAGCAACCAAGCAGTTATTGTTAAAACTGTAGAAAAGATTGTCGACATTAATGGAATTCCTAGCAGACAGTCTTATATTTTAGAACGTGATGTAGATTATACATTTGATTACACAAATAAAACTATTAACACAGTAACACCTCCGGCTAACGGAGTTACATTGTCGGTGTTTAGTTTAGGATTTAACGGATCTAATATTTTAGATTTAGATTATTTTATTGGTAACGGAAATACTACTGAGTTTATTACAAAAGCACCGTGGTTAGAAACAGTATCACACATGGTATATGTTGATGGACAACCTGCTAATGTTGTTTTATTTAAAACAGATTCATCGTATGAAAGTACTAATAGAATTGGAATTAGATTTATTGATGCTCCTAAGGACCAGGCGTTAATTACTTTTGTAATTGTTAGCGGAACACAGCAATCGTTTGCTATTACTAAATCTGAAATGTTTAGAGGCAACGGAACTGACACTTATACGTTAGCTAACGTTGTCGGTGATGCATTGCCACTAGAATCAAATATGATTGTTAGAGTTAATCAGCAAATTTTACTTGCTCCTAATAACAGTTATTTTACAATTAAGAGCAACAAATTAAATTATACAGTTGACCCAACTAAATTCTTGCCATACACTGTGTCGGCTAATGACATCGCTGTGTTAGCTAATGGAATTTTGTTAAGCCCAGCTACTGATTATATTTTAGATTTAAGCGGAATTACTGTAAAAATCAATAAGTCGGTTTACAAGAAATATTCTGGAAAAGAATTGATTATTAGTATTAAACAAAATGATGGATATCAATATGTTCCAGGTATTCCGCCTGCATTAATTACAAGTCAAGTATATACTTCAGCAGATGAAATTGAAGTCATCAGTTCTTACAAGCACGATGTTCTTGATATTCAAAGAACAGCAATTAATATTACTTCTAATTTGTCATTAACAGCTTCGACAGAAGAATATTACAGATATAGAGGACTATCTAGTGGTTTATTACACTTGGATAGAGCAGTTTTAAATGATAACTATGTCTGGGTAATTAAAAACGGAACATTATTAACACCTGGTATTGATTTTAAACTAAATCAAGATAAGCAAAGTATCAAATTAGCATTTGATCCTAACTTAAATGATGAATTTACAATCATTACATTTGGTACTAATATTCTTACCTCTGGCATTGCTTACATGCAATTTAAGGACATCTTGAATAGAACAATATTTAAACGTCTAAACAAGATGAAACAAACTATGCTAACACAAGAATTAAAGCCTACCGATGTAACAATTCACGTTGCTGATTCAAGTAGCTTTGATCCTCCTAGCCCTAGCAATAACAAACCTGGTATTATTGAAATAGCGGGAGAGAGAATTGAGTACTTTACATTAAATGGTAATGTTCTAGGGCAATTACGTAGAGGTACGTTAGGAACAGGGGTACGTGAGTTACATAAAGTTGGTTCGATTGTCCAAGAAATTGGAGTAAGCGAAACATTACCTTATACTGAAGAAACTATTACTAAGAATATTGATTCTGATGGCACACAGTTAGTTTTATTAGATTTTACGCCAGCAAGTGTTAACGATATTGAAGTATTTGCAGGCGGACGTAGACTTAAAAAACATGCGTATAGTGTTTACAATCCGCAACTACATCCAGATAGTCCAGAAGGCGACGAAGCGTTTGCACCAGAATTTACAGTAGATGGAATATCAAATCAAATTACTTTACGTGATGCTCCTGTGTTCGGAACACGAATTACAGTAGTAAAACGAGTAGGAACAGATTGGGATTCTACAGTTAATATTCAAAACGACAGTAACAAAATTGCACAATTCTTACGAGCAGAGCCTGGTATTTGGTACTCGGAATTCAAGAATATATAAACATAGCAGATAATGACACTAGATAAATATAAGATAAAGAGAGATTACTATGCAGTGTAACGACATGACAGGACTGGCTATTCGAGGCCACATTAAAATTACCGATGTAACTGAGCCTGATAATATTATAGTGCTTCAGGACAAAGGTAACGCCATTCACTACGAAAATATGAGTATTGCACTCGCTAAAAGTATTGCCGATAGTGGCCAGGGTTTTATCTATCAAATGGCGTTTGGCAACGGCGGTACAGCAGTTGACCCAACTGGAATCATTACATACTTAACACCAAACAGTTCTGGTTCAAATGCTAGCTTGTATAACGAAACTTACACTAAAGTAGTCGACGATAAGTCTAGTAATAATACAGACCCAACACGCAATTTTATTGAAACACGTCACGTAACTGGAACAAATTACACAGATGTGTTTATTACCTGTTTGCTAGATTACGGCGAGCCGGGCGGGCAGCAGGCATACGATACTACAACTAATAATGAAAGCGCATATGTGTTTGATGAGTTAGGGCTTAAATCGTACAATCCGGATGGAACAGGAATGCTTTTAACACACGTTGTTTTCCATCCAGTACAAAAATCATTAAACCGTTTAATTCAAATTGATTATACGGTTCGTATTCAGAGTCTAACAGGTTAAGCAGGAGCGAAATAAATGACTTATCAAGTTACATATACAGAAACCTCTAACCCTGCAAAACCACCGATTACTGTCAACGACGGACAGCTTAATTCTCAAACGTCTTTACAATATCCTGGTAAAAATTATGCAGGGTATGGTCCAGTAATTGCTGGAAATTTTTTACATTTATTAGAAAATTTTGCAGCACCAACCGCACCGTCAAACCCAGTTCAAGGACAATTATGGTTTGATAATAATGCCGGTATCAATTTATTAAAAGTTTATGACGGTACTAGCTGGAGTGCGGCAGGCAGCGTTAAAAAAGCAACAACTGCACCCGATGTATCCAGCAGTATTAAAGGCGACTTATGGGTTGATACAAACAACCAACAGCTTTATATGTTCTCCGGATCTAACTGGCTGCTAATTGGACCTCAGTATAGTGCTGGTACACAATCCGGACCAGTAGTTGAAATTTTAGCCGACACGGCAAACGTTGATCATAGTGTAGTTACTATGTATGCTAATAGCAACAGAATGTTGATTATTAGTAAAGAATCATTTACACCTAAACAGACAATTTCTGGTTTTTCTACAATTGGACAAGGTGTCAATCTAAGCTCTACTGATGCAGCAAGTTCTACAGCACCAACAAAGTTTTGGGGTGCAGCAAGTACAGCTGATGCATTAAATGTAAACGGCTCTGTTATATCGGCTAGTAATTTTTTAAGAAGCGATCAATCTAGTACTACAGGTTATTCTTTTAATATTAGAAACAATAGTGGACTTACAATCGGTAGTGATTTGAGTTTTAACCTAAGCACAGATACTTCTGGTACAGTATTGTACAACAAAACTAGTGGTGCAAGTATTGATTTAAAACTTAATTCATCTAGTGGCACAAATACAGTTCTGCACGTTGATTCAAGAAACAGAGTTGGTGTTGGCCCAAACAACACAAACCCTCAAGCTACATTAGATGTACTAGGAACAGCGTTAGTTTCGGGCGTAGTAACAATTTCTAACACTACTGATTCAACTGATATCGGAGTTGGCAGTCTTATTGCTGACGGTGGTGTAAGCATTGCTAAAAACTTAACAGTTGGTGGCAATATTTCTAGTTACGGTCCGATTAATTTAAATAATTTAGACAGTCAAGAAAACCCAGTCGGCGGCAGTGTTATTCTTCCGGGAAGCGACGCTGCTGATGCATTATATGACATTGGTTCTTCAACAAGAACATTTAGAAATATCTATGCACAAACATTTGTTGGTAATTTTACAGGATCCTTTACTGGTGCATTAGCTGGTGATATCACAGGTTCTGCCGCTAAGTTAGCAAGTCCTACTGTTTTTAGTTTAACAGGGGATGTATCAAGTAACGCTATTGCATTTAACGGGCAAACTACTAACGGTACTGCTACGTTTTTGACAACTATTAGTCAAGACCTTATTCAAAATAAAACAGAAGCTACAGATTCTAATGATACAGACGAGCTACTAATTTATAGACCTAGTGTAGGTTTAAGAAAAGTATCTAAACAAACGTTAGTATCGAATATTCCAACAGTGCCAATTGGTGCAGTTATGCCTTATGCAGGTTCAAGCGCCCCAACAGGATACTTGTTGTGTGACGGTAGCGAGGTACAGATTGGAGCGTATTCATCTTTATTCTCAATCATTGGATACACTTACAGACCAGCGGTACTATTAACTGGTAAAAATACGTTTGCCTTACCTGACTTGCGCGGTAGATTCCCATTAGGTCGCGATAACATGGATAACGGTACAACAGTACCTGATAAGAATAATCCTAATGTACTAATTGATGCAGGTGGCGGAAGTGCTAATCGTGTTACTGATGTAACTGCTGATACTTTGGGATCTGGTTCGGGTTCAGAAACTAGAACACTATCAGTTAGCAACTTGCCTGATCACAAACATACATTGTCATCAGGACAAGCAGATTATTTTGCCATTGGTCGTCCAGGTTTAACAACTGATACAAACGGAGTTAGCCCTCCAGGACCGCAGTCAACAAGTGCTGGTTTAGCAGTTCCAAACACCGGAGGCGTTATTTCGAGTACTACAAGTCAACCGTTGTCTGTTATGAACCCATATCAGACAATTAACTATATTATCTATACTGGTGTATATCTATGAGCTATATTATAAACAAAACTGATGGATCTGTTTTAACAGAAATAGTTGACGGTACTATTGATCAAACAGCAACGGATCTTACTTTAGTTGGTAAAAATGCTAGTTCGTATGGTGAGTTATTTAATGAAAACTTTGTTCATTTGCTAGAGAATTTTGCTAACACATCTGAGCCTCCTCACCGAATTACTGGACAATTATGGTATGACACAAGTGAAGGTCGTCTAAAAGTTTATGACGGGAACGGATTTAAAGTATCCGGCGGTACAATTGTGTCACCGACAGTGCCAACAATGGTACAAGGTGACATCTGGATCGATAGTTTAAGACAACAATTATATTTTAATGACGGTGTTGATACCGTTCTTGCCGGACCAGTATATACGGCACAGCAAGGCATTAGTGGCTTACAAGCAATTGATGTTTTAGATACTAATACTATTCCTCGTACTATTGTCTTAGTTTATGTTGCTAGAACTTTATTGGGTATTTTTAGTAAAGATGCGTTTACACCGTCGGAACCTATTCCTGGTTATTCGGGGAATATTGAAATTGGATTTAATGCAAGTAGCTATACTGGAGTTAAATTCAATGTTCCAGTTTCTTCGGCATCTTATTTAATTGGTGCCGATAGCTCTTTAAGAAGTGCAGAAAGTTTTGTTTCGGCAATTGATAATACTGGAACATCTGGTACACTTACTATTGCAAATTCAACACCTCTAATATTAGGTGTTAATCAGAACATTGAAGTAAACGTAAACACTGGAATAACCCAGATTAATTCTAATATTTCAAATCAAAATTTTGAAATAAATTTATTAAACGCTAGTGGATTATTGCCAGCAGTTCATGTGACTGCTCAAGATCAGTTCATTGGATTATACACAGATTTACCGACTGCAACATTAGATGTTAACGGCGATACGAGAATTAGAGGTAGTTTAACTGTTGAAGGAAACTTAACAACAATTAATACTGCAAATTTACAAATTGAAGATAAGTTAATTGAATTAGGAAAAACAGATACACCGACAAATACAACAGCAGATGGCGGCGGTATTAGTTTGCAAGCTGGAATTGATGGAAATAAAACTATCGAGTGGCTTTCTGCAACAACAGCGTGGACAAGCTCAGAAGATTTTAATTTAGCATCAGGCAAAGAGTACCATGTTAACGGATTTTCAGTACTAAGCCAAACAGCATTAGGAACAACAGTTACTAGTGCGTTAGGGTTAAATTCAATCGGGCAGTTAAATTCTTTAACTGTCGATTACTTATACTTTAATGATAACACAATTAACTATCAGAACCCGAGCCTTGCAAACGGTGATGTAGTTTTAGTACCAAAAGGGTCCGGATCAGTAAGTGTAAGTAACAAAAAGATTACAAATTTAGCAACTCCAATAGATGGAACAGATGCCGTAAATTTAGAAACGCTAGTATATTCTGTACAAACAGCACCGCTAGGGCTTTCTATTAATGTGGGAAGTTTGACAAATCCACAAATTGCGTTAAACATTATCACTAAGATTTATCCACCTGCAGAGCATCAAGACGGGGCTATTTGTAGAATTTGGTGTATCGATTTATCTTCTGCTAAACAGTTTACCTTATCCAGCGGTGTTTGGGGTAGCGGAATCGATATTTAAGGAGCGGCTAGTACTAGCCAAAACAGCATAAATACTAGGACCAAGGAATAATAGAAATGCCATATACCATTAATAGATATAACGGATCAGTCGTAACTACAGTTGCTGACGGTACAGTAGATACAACTACTGACCTTAAGCTAATCGGTAAAAATTACGCTGGTTACGGAGAAATTCAAAACGAGAACTTCTTATTTTTACTAGAAAATTTCTCAAATCCAAATCCCCCATCAAAGCCTTTGAGCGGACAGATTTGGTACGATAGCACTAATTCGAAGCTGAAATTTTATGACGGAAGTAAATTCCGTACAACAGGTGGTGCTGAAATTGGAACAACTCAACCTACAGGGTTAACAGTTGGTGATTTCTGGTTTGACACAGCAAACAAGCAATTGTATTCATGGAATGGTACTGATTTTACTCTGATTGGTCCTCAGGGTGTTGCTGGATCTGGCACAACACAAATGATTTCACGAAGTGTTAAGGAATCTGGTTCATCTACAACACATGCTATTATTGAAGCTAGAGTTGGTACAGGCGCAGGCACATATCAAACAGTGTTTGTAGTAAGCCCAGATTCAACATTTACATTGGACACTGGTACAAACCCAATTACTGGGTTTACTGACATCCATCAAGGTATTACACTTGCGTACACTAATTCAACAGGGCATACTACTGATAGTCACAGATTCTATGGAACTTCTACAGATTCTGACAAATTAGGCGGATACGATGCAAGTAGCTATATTCGTGCTGGTTCTGCAAGTTTTAACACATTAGTACAATTTGACGATGTTGGTTTTACTGTTGGAGCAACACCGAAATTACGTGTGTTTAATAGCTCTAACACTACGCCTACAATTCAAAACCAATTAAACGATACTATTGTTTTCCAGACAACTGTATCATCAGTAACAAAAACTCCAATGCAACTAGTAGGCAATGATGTATTGCCTGGTGCAGATGCACAATCTGCTACTCCAAGTAACATTGGTTCGGCCTCTAAGAAGTTTGCAACTGTTTATGCTAGTTCGTTTAATGGTACAGCAACACAAGCTGACTCATTAGCAGTAGCAGGAAATTATGTAACAGCAAGTTCTGCATCAAGTGTTGGAACTATTGTTGCTCGTACTGCTATTGATGAAGTAATCAATGGCACTACAATTACTGCTGGTGCAGTTAAAGGTACATATTTTGTTGGTACAGCAACAAGCGCCAACTATGCTGACTTAGCTGAGAAATACTTAGCAGATGCAGAGTACGAAATTGGTACAGTACTAATGGTAGGCGGAGAAAAAGAAGTAACTGCGTGTGCAGTTGGATTCCGTGCAGTTGGTCCAGTATCAGAAAAACCAGCGTATATGATGAACAGTGAATTAGAAGGCGGAACATATATTGCTCTAAAAGGGCGTGTTCCTGTTAAAATTACTGGATCAGTCATTAAAGGACAAAGATTAGTTGCTGGTCCAAACGGAACAGCACAAGCGGCTATGGGTAATACTGCTGATACTTTTGCAATTGCTTTAGAAACTAGCAATGACATTGAAGTCAGATTAGTAGAATGCTTGATCCTTTAAAAATAAATAATCTACGTAGATAAAAGGATAACTTATGGCAGTAGGATCAAAAATTGCAGCAGCGGATTATAATACTATTCAAGGAAAAATTGCATTAGTATTAGGATCTGGCTCTGGAGATTACGGTTACGGGCAAAGCGTAGCAAGTTCTTCCGTATCGGCAAATGCAAAAATTTCCATGACACAATGGGCAAATTTGCGTTCAGACTTACTACGTGCTCGTCAACATCAAATTGGTGGCGATCAATCAAGTTTATTAACTGATCCTGCAATTAGTATTACCGTAACTGCATCTGATGTTGCAACAAATAGATTAACAACTTCTAACACTGCTAGACTAGCAGTTGGATTAGCTATTACATTTAGTGGAACTACATTTGGCGGAATTGTTGCAGGAACAACCTACTACGTACTTACAGTTGATACAAGTTCGCAATTTACTATTAGTGCAAGTAAAGGCGGAGCAGTATTTGCATTAACAACGGCATCCGGATCAATGACTTGTCGATTCGGCGGCATTACAATTACAGAATCTGATCGTTCTGCTTATAATGCACTAGCTGATACTATTACAACTAATCGATTAGCAGTACCTCCAAGCGGTGAAGTTTCTGTAGATAATTTAGTTACTCAACAAACTCGAGCACCGGGTTGGAACGGTATAGTTCAACAAACAGTTACAGTTAATTTTACTGATGCAAATGCTGCACGTTACTGTTTTAATTCAGGTTCTCAAATACAATTTAGTGCTTCATTAACCGGCGGCAGTTCTGCACCAGGCGGCAAAGACGATACTTGGAGAACAATTTTAAGTTCTATGGGTACTATTGTTTTTGGATACGGATCGACAACTGCTGCCAGCGGCACTGGATCTAGCTATGGTTTTTCAAATTTAACATCTACCCAAGTACAAATTTTTGAAAAAGACGTATCGGGTTCAACATATTATCCAAACAAGTTTGTTATCCTTGCTTCGGCTCCAACATCATCACAATTGCAATTTGTACTTCAATGGCGTGATGATTCTAGCCCAGGCGGTTGGGGAATTGACGAATCAGTAGGAGGCACTGTTACTAGCTTTGTACAAATACGTCGTCCGTCAACATCAAACGTATCAATATCAGTTCCGCCAGCAACATCTTCAAGTATTGGTTAACCAATAACGCTTGACATTATACCTCAACTAGTATAAACTATTATACTACTTGAGGTATCTTTATGGATGAAAGAATAGAAAAAGCATTTGGTGTTGCTAATTACATGGCAACATTGTCAAACCAACGGCGCATAATACTAGAAGAATTTAATCAAAAATTAGTCTACTATCAAAATGGCGGAACTTTTAAAGTTTCAACTGACTTGATTACATTTACAAAATCTGTTTTGGAATTAGGACATAATACTGATGTTCCTTTTATTGATTCTAACAATTTTCCAATCTTAATTAATAACGTCCAAGAGTTTTACAATAATATTGTAGAAACTTACTTTCAAGCAATTAATGAGTATGCTGCAAAGTTTGCAGAAATAAAATCCAAAAGAAAAATTGAGGATATTGTTAAGCTATGACTACAGGTGCTTTAATTTTTGCTCATAATAATTCAAATGTGGATTATGTAAAAATTGCAAATTTTGCAGCAAGTCGCGTAAAGAAGTTCTTAGACATTCCTGTTAGCATTGTTACTGACAGCCCTGATTGGCTAACTAGCACTATCCCTGATCATAATTTTGATAAAGTTATTAGCACAGAATTGACTGAGTATAATAAAAAAGATTTTTATGATGGATCACTAACATCTAAAAGACTTGAGTGGAAAAATGTTACTAGAAATAGAGCGTATGAGTTAACACCGTACGATAAGACATTAGTATTAGATAGCGATTATATTATTAACTCAGACATACTTAAAATTGCTCTTAAACGTGATGATGTATTCCAAATATATCGAGATAGTTTTGATATTTCAGGATGGCGTGATACTACATACTTTAAGAGAATAAATCCTTATTCTATTCCTTTTTATTGGGCAACAGTTTTTGTATTTCAGAAAGACCCTATAGTCGAAGCTTTCTTTGATTTAGTAACTTATATAAAGTCTAATTGGGTATATTTTAGAATGTTATACAGTATGGGGTCTACTATTTTTAGAAATGATTTTGCATTTAGTATTGCAATACATATTATGAATGGAAAAACAAATGGAGAATTTGCAACACATTTGCCGGGTATTATGTCTTACGTGCAAGACAGGGATCTATTAATTAGCATTAACGATACTGATATGCAATTCCTTGTTGAAAAACAAAATTACCTCGGTGAATACATTGCAGCAAAGACATCTGGAATAGATGTTCATGTTATGAATAAAATGAGCCTAAGTCGTGTAATTGATGGAGGTGCAGGTGTCTAAAGGATTTTTAATACTAGTTCAGAATACTAAAGACGTTGATTATCTCAAACAAGCATATGCGTTAGCATTGAGCATAAAAATTAGTCAACGTATAACTAATGCAGTGTCGTTAGTAACAAATGATCAAGTTCCGGAAAACTATAAGCACGTATTTGATCAAATTATTCCAATCCCGTGGACAGACAACACAGATTCGAGATATAAGGCTGAAAACAGATGGAAACTATATCATGTAACACCGTATGAAGAAACGATTGTTTTAGATGCCGACATGCTAATGTTAGAAGACATTAGTTCGTGGTGGGAACAGTGTAGTACTTATGATGTTAATTATTGCTCTAAGATTAAGAATTATAAATTAGACCCAGTTGTTGATACTGTATATAGACAGTCTTTTGTTGTAAACAATTTACCTAATTCGTATTGTGCGTTGCATTATTTTAAAAAGTCGTTAGTTGCAGATGAGTTTTATAAATGTTTAGAATTTGTGTGCAATAACTGGCAAGAATGTTATACAATATTTGCACCTGAATTATATGAAGATTTTTTAAGTATGGACAAAGCGGTTGCAATTACTATCCAATTGTCTGGTATTGATGCGATTGATGCAGCTAGCCCGTTAGAATTTATACATATGCGTCCTGCATTGCAAGGCTGGGTAGCTCCATCATCGTCGTGGCAGCGTTCTGTTTCTGCTATTTTAAATTCAAAAGGCGAGTTAGTAGTTGGTAACATCAAGCAGTCTAGAGTATTTCATTACATAGAAAAAGATTTTTTATCTGATAAACTATTGCAAAAATTGGAGCTAGTATATGGACACTAAGTATTATGTCTATTATGATAAAAAAACAAAAGGAATTGTTTCCGTTAGTAATCAATTATCTGATTTGCACCAAGATGCAATTGTAGTTAGTTTTGACGAAATTGAAAAATTTTTAGATGGTAGATGGCACTTTAAAGATTTTGTAATTGATTACATTGCAGGCACATCTGAGCTTGCAATTATATCAAATATTGATCAGAGCGTTAATTTTGAAAACAACGAACTTGATTTAATAACAATCAAAGATGGGTTTGCTGAATTTATTGTTGAATGGAATTTACCAAATTCAAGCTGGTATTTTCAATTAGACCCGTCTTATAAAACAACTATTAATGGAATTTTTAATTCTAAGTTATCACTCTTTATAACATTAGAATCTGATCATGATTTTTTAATTAGAACAATAACAATAGATGCAGATAGTTTAATAAGTAATTTTCATATTGGAGTTCTATTTGAACATGAAATCGAAAAAGATATAACTAAGATTTCTATCTCAACTAGAATGAATTTTAAGAATTACAAATTAAAGGTAGTATATGAACAAGATTAAAGTTATAGAACAAGACATTATTTTCCTCAGTTATGACGAACCTAATGCTGAAAAGAATTATGCAGACTTGCTGACTAAGGTACCATGGGCAAAGCGTGTACATGGAGTTAAAGGTAGTGATGCCGCTCACAAAGCCTGCGCTGCACTAAGTGAAACAGAATACTTTGTTACAGTAGATGCAGATAACATTATTGATCCTGCGTTCTTAGAAGTAGAAGTAGACATAGATGAACTAGGATTAACACCTGATCATGTGTTTAGCTGGTGCGGTAAAGTTAACGTTAACGGATTAATGTATGGCAACGGTGGATTAAAAATGTGGACACGTAAGTTTGTAAACAACATGCGTACACATGAAAACAGTGATCCTAACGATGCAAAAGGGTTAGTTGAATTTTGCTTTGATGACAAGTATTATCAGTTTAATGAAAACTATAGTGAAAGCATTATTACTGGAAGTCCATTCCAAGCATGGAGAGCTGGATTCCGCGAAGGCGTTAAGATGTCGCTGGATCAAGGCGGAAAGGTAGACGACCTTAAGAAGGTATGGTGGCAAAATTATCATAGATTACTTATCTGGTGTAACATTGGTGCAGACATACCAAATGGACAATGGAGTATATACGGTGCTAGAGAAGGTGCCTACTTAACCAATTGTACTGATTGGGATTACGCCAATGTACGAGATTTTGAATGGCTTACAAATCAATGGAATGAAAAATATAGTAAAGTTACAGAAAAGATGTTACCATATGAAATTATGGGATTGGGTGAAACACTTAAACATGAATGTGCTTTAGAGCTAACTGATCTAGACGAAGAAGGTAGCAAGTTTTTTAGAACAGTGTTTAGTAACAGCCCTAGAATTATACGTAAAAGATAATGTACGATATAGTTTTTATTAGTTATAACGAGCCTAATGCAGATGCAAATTATGAGATTCTAAAATCTCGGTTCCCATTATCTAAACGGGTTGACGGTGTTAAGGGTATACATCAAGCGCACATAGCCGCTGCCAAAAAATGTTTTACAAAAATGTTTTGGGTAGTTGACGGTGACGCAGCAGTACTAGATACTTTTAATTTTAATCATGAAGTTAATAACTTTGATTTAGACGTAGTGCATGTTTGGCGCAGTCAAAATCCGATTAATGGATTGGAATACGGATATGGTGGTGTTAAGTTGCTTCCTCGCACGTTGACTATTAATATGGATACTAGTACTACAGACATGACTTTAAACATTAGTACTAAATTTAAAGCAATGGAAGAAGTAAGTAATATTACTGCATTTAATACAGATCCTTTTACTACGTGGCGTAGTGCGTTCCGTGAATGCTGCAAACTAGCTTTAAACAGCGATACAGAGTCCTTACAGCGTTTAAATACTTGGACTAGTACTGCGACAGGTGATTTTGCAGAAAACGCTTTAAACGGCGCTTTAGCAGGTTGTAGCTATGGTCAAGAAAATGCCGCTAATAAAGCGGCACTATCTTTAATCAATGACTTTGATTGGCTTAAGAATCAGTTTGAACAAATTCACCAGCCATAGGAAATATTTCTGCAATAACTTGAGCACATGCACGGGCAACCTCCATGTGCTCTTTTTGTGTACCATTAGAACTGCGTAATTCAATAAAGTGAATCCAACTACGCAGTGTTCCGTTCATATACAAACGACTTACAGTAAGACCCTCTGGCAACACTGCTCGGGCTTGTTCTTTGGCAATTCCATTTTTAATAGCCCACACATATTCTTGCTTAACTGCAAATAGTACACGTTTTTGAGCACGTTCCCATTCGTAAGCAAGCTGCTTCTGAGCTTCGTCAGACATATCTAGTTCTACACTGTTTTGTCTATTCTTAGTATCTTGGAATCGTGCTTCACGTAATACAAATGCATCATCTAGTTCTGCTGTTGGATCAGCATAACGCTGACTAAATTCTTGGAAACTAAAACTACG